GTTCTAGATGGAGAGTAAAGCCCCTCAAGGTTTCTTATTCCTGCGGCCAGACTTCCACTTGTGCCTGTTATATAAAATTCTGCATACCATTTCCCAGTTTTAGGAATAGGAAAACTAGATTCTCCAGACATAGGAGGATTAGTTGACATTAAATTGCCGTTACGATAAGTAGGAGTGTATGAAGTTCCATCTTCATTTTTTTTGGGCGATACTGAGTTTAATGTAGCAAAGTTATTTGTTGGCGTATCAGTTTTTACATCAGCGGCAACCAGATTAGTGGTAGCAAAATTATTACCATTACCACTAGAATCATTACCTATAGAAGAAGAGTCATCAAAGTTTAAATAAAAACCATTAGTACCGTATGACCCTACATATTTTTTAGCAACCCATTGATTTGTGCTTAAATTTGTTTTGGCAAAATCTGATGGAGTTAGCGCCTGTCCGTCTACAAAGTTTACTTCGGACATATACCCATCATAATTATAACCCGAATAAGAAACTAGGTTTCCAATATACACTCCAGAAGTATTGTTAATTTCTCCTTGTTGATTTAGGGTTGGATATCCACCAGTACCGCCTGAGCCACCAGTAAAGCCAGCAAGCCTTTCTCCATTTATATAAATTTTTACTCTATCAGAGTCTGTTGCTTGCGTTGTATCCCACACCACAACAATATGATACCAAGCGCTTACATCCCTAAAATAACGATTGCTTAATAAAAAACCTGAGCCAGAAGAGTTTGTATGCTCAAAATAAAATTGATCGTTATAGAAAGCGATCGATTGTCTTTCACTTGAGTCGGCGCTACTAAAAAACCAGTCATTCGGATCATCTAAAGATGAACGCTTTAACCAAGCGCTCCAAGTCCAAGTCTTACGGTCGCCCGTACTGGAAGGAGTTCGATCTAGTTTTGGGGTATCATTTTGGTCAAACATCAATGAGTTTGCTATGTCATACGCACCAGTTTGAGCAGATGCTCCACCAAGTATGTTGTTACCAGTTAATCCGCTCATGAATAGTCTAAGGTTGCTACTGCTTGAATGTTAGTGCTGTCAAGAACTACGTAATCAATACGATCTACCGCTCCCGCTGTCGTAGATAACGTAGGTGCAGTGCCTCCAGTAAAGTCCCAGTAAGAACCCCAAGAGGCTGTTCGTGATCCAGTACCGTCTTGCGTAATAAAGATAGCACCTGTTTGCCCTGCCGTAATACTGGTAGGATTATTAAAGGTAGCGTTATGCGCTAACGTAACCTTGTAATTATTACTGTCTGACATTGCAATAGTAATGCTTGCTGAAGACGTAAGCGTAGTGATGTTTCCTGATGAAGCAGATACAGCAACAGTTCCACCTGCTGTCTTTGACTCCATAGCGTCAACTTTTAAATTACTCATTTAGGGTGTGCCTCCTTTACGGCTTCGACAGCATCAAGCCAAGTGCGTGAGCCTTCTGTTTGATCGTGGTACATCATGTCCATTTGTTCTTGCCAAGATGGATATGCTTCGGCTCTTGCTCTTGCGTATGCTTGAGAATTGTATTCGGCTTTCAACCTTGCGGCTTCATCATCAACAAGAGATTGAGTGATTGCGACTGGATTGCCGTCAGCATCCATTGCTCCCGCAGTGTCATCAACAGAAACAACACTAGGGTATAGGTTATAAATTGCTTGATGATTCATGCGCCAATCTCCATTACTGTTAGGCTTGATGAGCCAGTGTAATTGGCATCTCCTGAGTTACGATTAAGGTAAACAACGACACCTATGGTGTTATCTGTTGCTAATTGAACCTTGTAGGTTAAAGATGATGTTGAAGATGGTGAATCCAGCCAATTCAATCCAGAATTATATGTTTGGCTACCAGTTGCGTAATTGCTTATTGATGCTTTTTCACTTCCAGTAGAACCCTCTCCTAAAATTGTGGAATCTCTTAAGAGGTTGACTTGAGTTGTTGCGGATGTGTCGCCCGAAAGCATTCCGGTAAACATAACTAAAATTTTGCTTGAAGTGCTTGATGGTGTAATCGTTAAAGATAAATCCGTTACATCAACAAAAGTTCTGCCTGTAGTGCTGAAAACATTTGTTTTGTTTGCTTGAACAACTTGCAACACTTTGCCACCGCCAAACCCAGACACCGTTGCTGATGCGTGTGGCTGTACGGTTGTTCCCGATCCACCCAACGTAAGCGTTGAGCCAGATTCTTTGTCTAATGCGTTTACATTAATAGTGCTCATACAATCACCCACGTTGATCCGGTAGGAACAGTAACAGTAGCGCCAGAATCTATAGTAATTGGGCCTGCGCTCATAGCACTTTCATTTGTAGATATAGTATAACTTGTGGTTACGTTTTGTTCATTTTCATAAAACACTTGGTCACCACCTGCACCTGTAGCGCCTGCGCTTACAACTCCCCAAGAAGTATCTGTACCGTCTGTGGTTAGATACTTGCCTGATTGACTTGATACGTTGGGAATAACAGCGGCAGTTGAGGTTGATGGAAAACTATTCTTAAGAACAGTCTTTACCATGCGAAGGTGGTCATCACCCTCTCCTACAGGATCACCATCTACAGGATTAGTAGATACTAATTGTGTTATCCAACTTGCTGTTTCTAAAGCCATTATGCACTAGCCGCCGTTAATGTTACGGTAACCTCAAGAGTGTCACCAGAGATAACTGATCGTGCAGAGCCAAAATCAACAGCGCCATATATTGTGCCTGACGTTCCAGATTTAGTATTGTCGCTAGTAATAAAGGCTCCTGCAATAGTAGCCGTACCGTTAATAGAATAACTAGCCTTGCTTGCAGAGTTATCAATACTACCTGCCGCCGCTGTACCTAGTGTAAGCGTTTGTCTAACGGCTTGACTGTATGTAACATTCTCAGTCCATCCTGCATGAGATGCCATAGTGTCACCTGCCGCTACAGAACCTGCGTTCTTTAACCCTACATACCATGCGGTAATTTGTGTAGCGCCGTCAAAAGAACTGGATAATACATGGTTAAGACCTTCTGTAACGACCAAGTTCTTTTTGGTTACATCCCATTTTAAATTGCCTTCGGAGTCGAAACACTTTATGTTCCAAATGTTTTTAAGTCCTAAGTTCATATCGCTATCATGTTTCATGTGCAAGCCTCCATTGGCTTTTAAGTTATTAGTTTGGGTAATCAATTTTTGTCCATATACTAGAAGGTTCGTCAACTGGGTTCCATAGTAGTGAGTCACCGTTAGAGTAAGTCATGGTTATTCCAATTGTAGTTGTTTCTGAATGATTAGTATTATTTATATAATTATTTTCAATACCATACACAGCACTTCCTACTGCGGCTAAAACACTATTGCTAGTTACGCCGCCATTAATATCAAACTGTGCTGATCCTGATATAGTAAAGCCACCAAAATTACTGTACCCCTGTTGTAACCCATAAGATATAGATTCTATAATGTGATGCTTAGACTCTTTACCCGATGTTAGGTTTACACCAAAACTAATGGCTACTATGTAATCAACTCCTGATAGTAAAACTAATCCAGAGTTAACGGTAAATATAGAAGCCTCTGCTTTAGCAGGGCTATTCCAATCAATACCTATGTTAGACCAGTAGATAGGTGAACTGGCTTCAGCCCACGTTATAGGGGCTGTCATGGATACCCGCTAGTATTCATCACCCTTAGTGCAGAACCAGAGTGTCTGTCTTTGTTGTCTTGTTCTTGTAGGTCTGTAATAGACTGTTGGAATGCTGTAGCCCATAACTGAACCCTAGGATCATTCATAATAAATGGCTCTGCTTCTAACATAGCGCCATATAAATAGACATCAGGAGCATTAGTAAGCACCCAGTTAGTAGTTACAGTTCCGCTAAGATTTTCAAACCTTTCGTAAAATAACATTTCTACAGTTTGTACTGTATCTGGTGTTGGGCCTAACTCAAGTTCATTAGCAATAACAGTATAAAACTTGGGAGTACCGTTAGCAGAACCGCCATATAAGCGGTCAAATATTTCAGGTGTGACATATTGCATTGGGGTTACAGGAGATGTATTAATCTGTAGATTACGCATTTGTATAAACCTAGAAGGTAGTGCTAGGCTTTGCTGTCCTGCTACAGTAGATGCGGTTTGCTTAGACTCCATAGCACGAATGCGAAGTAGGCGATTAAACCTAGACTCCGCTAATGCTATAAACTCTGGGATACGATCAGTCAAATCATCACGATCTAACCAGTTCGCTACAGCAGTTTTAAGTTCTGTGTAGTTTGATATAGCCATTATCTACGAGCAATGTAATATACTGTATTGTTTAGGGGAGCAAAGTTTGTTTGTGTTGCGCCTGCTTGTCCGGGATTGTATAGCCACATAGTTATAGCCTCGTTGGTGTAGTTCGTAGAAAAGCGTTATTAGGATCGTTAAGATATTTCTTCATTAACTTAGTATCCTTTTCTATTGCTCCATTAGTTTCTTTCATCCACTGTTCCCATATGCCTACAGGGATAGATGCTACTCTCATGCCATGCTGTTGCTTACCAAAAGTAAGTTTATCACCATAGTCATTTAATAATTCTTTATTGTTATTTAATATACCTTCTACATCTTGATGAGTAACAACACTGGCTGTGCCATCAGAGTGTTCCTCTACTGTAGTTTTACGGTAATGCTTATCTCTCATAGCGGTAGTGATCCTCTATCTTTTGACATTGCTTTTAAATCTTTGACTGCTTTTTGTACAGATGCTTTAACAGTGTAAGGTTTTTCTTTTACTGTTTGCTCTTTAGGTTTTTTAAGACCTTCTTTAAGTAGTTTTTTACTCATAGTTTCCTCAGAAAGAAAGGCTCCCCCGAAGGGGAGCCAAACTCATTACGCCGCTTTCACGCCGATTACTGCACCGTTTGCCTGACCATTCTTACCACGAAGGCCATACTCAGCAATCATCATCTGCTGTACGGAATCACCAGTCTTAGCAAGGGTTTCGGTTGTAAATGGACGCAAATAATCAATGCTCCAAAAATCAAAATCCAAGACATACAACTGGTTTGCTAGACACAGACGGCTAGGTACAATTTTAAACGTACCAAAGTCTGTAACGATTACATCAACAGAGTTGACCGCATGGGCGGGTGACGCTTTATCATGGTTAGTCACAATATCAGCAACGACAGAACCTGCCAAAGCCGACATCTTAACTTTCAATGACGCATCACACATGATGATGTCAGGGCTACCACCTGCTTCCCAAACCTGCTGTACGCAATCATTGACCATATCCATAGTCAATACAGCGTCAGCACCTGCGGCGGCCGCAACAGCCGTACCATCACCTGCGTTAGCAATAGGAGCCGCAGGGCCTGCTGATCCATCAATGATGTTGGAATCAGCCGCAGTAGAATCGCCAAGCCAAGACATCAAGGCCGCAGTCTTACGGGCAACACCTGCCGCACCTGCCGCTTTAACATCTTCACCAGTAAGCATCAACTCCATGTCACGCTTAATTTCTTTAGCGCGTTTGGCAAGTTGATACGCTTGCGAGGACTTACGACCTGCCCAATCAACGGCTTCTGCTGTACCTGAAGTCTGAACAGCCTTCTCAGAAATCTGAGTCTGGTTGGTCAACTTAACAGGCTCGACAACAGCCAAAGATGTGGGATTGTCACCTTCAAGTTTCTGGTTTGCGGCGGCGGCGGCTAACTCATCTTTCTGCCATTCGAACAGAGTATTTGAGCAAGAGCCTTTTCCTGCACCAGACATGAAAGGCGTGTCCATAGGACTAATGTTATAAATGATATCACTAAGGTCTTCGCGTACTTGTACGCCACCAAAGGTCAATCGGGTATTTCCGGGAACTGCCATAGCAGATTACCTCCTTTGTTAAATGTCTACAAAATCCTCAAAGAGAGATACAGAATCATTTACATGACCGCTCTCTTTAAGACGCTTCATGGAGGCAATACGTTTACTACGATCCTTGTCGGCTTTCTTAACACCACCTTTACCAGATCGTACAACCTTGGGTTTGTTTTTTAACTTCTTTGCTTTAATGTCAGACTTCTGAAGAGCATCATATTTTTGAGCCTTCATTAGTACAATCATCGATCTGTGGTCAATCAGTTCTTTTAACTCTTCCTGAGTAAATCCCTGATCTGATGCGTAAGAGGTTAACTCACTTGCTAACTTAGTGCGTTTTTCAGAATCAGCCCATTCAGGTACGGCTTCTATTAGCCTTTTGTATTCTTCCTGTACAGCCATCTGTCGCGCTTGTTGCAATTGAGCATCCTGCGCTTGAAGTGCTTGTTCGCGTTCAGAGTTTATTTTCTGAACATTTTCTTGCGCTTCACGCATTTCCTCTCGTTTCGTAATAAATGAAATAGGGTCTGTTTGTCGCAGATTTTCCCAATCAATATTTTGAAACTGTGCAAGACCACTGGCAGAAGTTTCTGCAAATTGTCCAAGTGTTTCTATGTATTGCTGACGCTCTGCTTGTGCTTGAGAAATTTCGTTAGCCCATTGCTGTTGCATTTCGACCATCTTATTTCTTTCGCTTGCAAGTTCTTGCGTTTTACGAGTATAGTCAGACTGTCGGGAGTACCCTTTAACAAGTTCGTCAAGACCGACTTCCATCTCTTCTCCGTCAACTTTAACGGAATAGACTTCTTCGACCTCTTCTTCCTCATCTTCGTCTAACTCTTCCTCTTCAGATTCTTCCTCAACTTCGGTTTCTTCTTCGAGGACATCCTCTTCCAATGGTTCGTCTTGAGTTTCCTCAGTAGACTCTTCAACATTTTCGGTAGGTTCGCTTGCCTCAGTTTCTGGTGTGACCTCTTCAGGTTCCAAAAGTCCAAGGAAAGCACTTTGTGCTTCGGCTATACTGCCTTGCTCTACTGTTTGCGGGTCAATGGTGTCCGCCATTACAAATTCTCCTATATTGAGTATTCCTTAAGTTTCTTTGCCATCTCTCCAGATTCAACAATACTGGTTAGATGAAGGCGCAGTCTTTCAAGGAGTCGTAAAGAAAGCCACAATTGTTCGCGACTTTCGACATCTTTTACACTTGAGTTATACCAAGTGTTATTTATTTCTTCTTCTAGTTTTTCAAATGCTTCTGTATATAATGGATCGTTAAGTAAATTTTTTGCTCTGGCTTCTCTATCCACCTATTAAAACACCTCTATTTTGATCTCGTTCCAATGCTAATTCTGCGGCTTTTAACTGTGCGTCTACTGCCGCTTCTTGAGCATCCTGTTGTACTTTCATCATTTTAACTTGGAGTTCACCTTGTTTGATTTCAAGTTCTTTCATTTTGTTTTGTTGTTCCATAGCCATAGTTTGTTCTTCTGGAGATGGCCCTTCTTGCCCTTCTTGTGGAGGAGGCGGTGGGGTTAAGAAGTCATCGACATTTTGGTATCCCATAGCCTTAATAAGAGCTGCACCAAGGTTATACATATTTTGTGGTGTTACAATAGGTAATCCACCTGACATAGCCTGTGATGCAAATGAAAGCATATTAGATAAATGAGCCATCTGTTGATCCTTAGAGCCATTGCCAAGAGCAACCGATACAGTGCAATCCATCTTGTCACTCCACATATCGGGACGTACTGGAACCCATTCGTTACGCAACATAACAACACGCTCCTTATCCTGATACTTTAAGAGAAGTTCATAGATGCAGTTCATTAATTGTTTAACACCTGTTTCTGCAAACTGACGAGCAATTAACTCAACTCTACTTTGGGCGTTGGTCATCACCGCATTAACCGCTGTAGCCGTTGTGTGGCTAGTTAAAGCGTCTGCGTTAATACCTTGGGTATTTTTGTTTACGCCAGACCTTGCTTCCCTTACCTCATCCAAGTATCCAAGCATCTGGAATGAGTATGGTTCAAGAGGAGGGGTAGCCAAAGGCATGACTGCATTGGGTGATTTGACTCTAACAATACCGCCCGGGCGCTGTGTAAGAAGGTCATCAAGGTTAGCCTGACCCTCTAGTACAGCATAGCGACCAAAGTTCTGGTTATAGGCATTGTCCATTAGGTTACGCATAAGTGTAGACTTAATTAACTGTAAGTCCATAACAAGATCAGCCACAGAAAGACCAAAGAATTTATGCGGGATTTTTAAAGGAGTGATACTAACAAAAGGTTTTTTATCTATTTCCTCATTAGAGAATATATAACTACCTACACTGCATACTTTTCTAAGTTCTGCAATGCCATCTTCATCATAATCTGTTTTTATAAATGACTCATGTAGCCAGTATTCTCTTAGAGCCTCTTCCTCATTTCCACCAAACCCATAATTTTCTGAGTCATCAAATTCGTATCTTGATAATCTTTCTGCGCTAAAGTAGGCGTCATCATCGCCACTTCCCAAATCTTCTGGGCCAAAGTCCTGATCTTGATACATGATCCTAAGTTCGGATAAAGTTTTTCTTACGCGATGGCAAACAAACCTAGCATCTTCAATGCTCTTGGCTTCTCTTGAAATAAGAAACTCTTCAGGCGGTACGTTTTCAATTCTAACCCTGCCATCATAATCCATTCTTTTAATAACGACATCATGGTATAAACCTTCTGCGCCTGCAATTTCAGTATGCTCAAGAACTTCTACACCATCGTTTGAAATTAAATATTCAAACTCAAGATCACCAAGGTTGTGGTATTCTTCCCTTTTTGCTTCTTCGTACTCATCCCACCAAACTTTTACAATGCCGTTTTTCTGGAGAAGTGCATCGTGGAACCACGAATACATGATCTCCCAACCATTATTATCTTTGGAAAATACGTAGTTAACATAGTCAGTGGCTTGTGCGGCGGCATCTACATCTTCTGGGCCATGCGGTGTGAACTTGACAAACTCGTCACCAGAGCCGAATATACGCATAAGACTGGGCTTAATCCACTCAATAGTGTCCTGTACAGTAGAGTCAACGTATTGACTACGACCATCCACCTCATTACCAAAAGGTAGCGCATAGTAATACTCTTGCGCTTTCTCACGTTGTTCTGATATCTCACCGTCATAACCCAGAGAATCTGTGATCTCTGCGTTAATCTTTGTTAATAGTTCTTGTTCGCTGTCAGACAATGCCGTAATTCCTATATGTTAAATCGCTAGTCCATTCTGGGTCTGAACCCGCAATGGCGTGTCGTTGTGACTGAAAGGCGTAACGTGTGGCAGACATCAGGTCATCACGAAGGGCAACCACCTTGCCTTCCTTTCTATGATACATTCTAAACTCTTCAAACCAATGCGGTAGTGTGTTAAATACTTTAAACTTGCCTGCTTCCATGCTTTGTAGCATAGCCATAAGCCCTTCCTCTACTGAGTTAGAGCCTTTAGTTTGTCCCAAGCCCGGAGGGTTAGTAAAGTGTTCAAGTCTAAAGTTGCAACCATGACCCCTGTATTGCTCTGCAAGTCCGGGGTTTCCCATGCTATCCCTGCGATTTCCGTCATGTGGGTAGGCTATGGGAATAAAATACGGTCGTTGCCGTATAACCTCAGAGTGTACAGCGGGGCTTGCTTTGGATGCTCTGTAGCAATCGTAAATGTAAAAGGTTTCACTTTCATTATCTACGGCACACCAAACTACTGCGGTTGGATGATCCCAACCAAAATCTATAGCGGCTATTCTAGGCCAATGATCCTCAATAGTTATAGGATCAATCATTAATTTTTCTTCTGGTATTGGGAAGATAAGACCTGACCCAATAGAAGGTCTACCAAAGCGGCGCATTTCACGCTCATGCGGCGAATAAGCAGACAGAATCTGTTCCATAACGTCATCATTAAGATGACCTTCCTTACCTCTTAAGGTCTTAACGTGTTCACTAGCGTCATCCCATGTAGCGTTAGTAAGACTCTGACCTTTCTTTATGTCGTTCATAAAGGCGGCTACAGTCTCTGTCATGCCCTGTTCTGGGGTGAATGTCATGTAGACCATCCCTTTCCTATCCAGAGTTCGCGTGACAGCCTGTGAGTAGAGTTCCCTACTGGGTTCCTCGTCTAGCCATACAACGTCAACAGAGCGTCCCTGCCACTTGTCTACACCCATCTCGTAGGCTTTGAAGTGTAAAGAAGAGTTCTCCCCAGAGGTATGCCGTATTAATGCTACGGACTTGGCGTTTGGCACTCCGGGTTTACGTTCCGTTTTTATTATAGTTTCTTTAGGAATCGCTCCAGAGCCAAAGGCTTCAGGGTCATCGGGGGAACCCAATAGTTCTGCCTGTACAATGTCCCTAGTTGTTTCGTTAGAGACACCACCTGCCCATGCCGTAATAGGCTTGTAGAATTTTTTGCCTTTCCACCACTCAGGGTATAGTCCTGTTAGGTGATAGGCCATCTCAGCCGCACCACAATAAGATTTACCTATGCGGTTAGCCGCCATCAATAAGCGTTGGTTATGTTCAAACCCTGTGGCGTGGAAGTCTAGTTGATACGGATAGGGATCATAAAAGGATATCTTCTCAA